CCATGTATCTTTCCAACCGTTAACTTGATATGTTGTACCAAGATTGTTATCTTCGATTGCTTTTCTTAGAGGATAATCATTGCCACCTTCATATGTAGTATCTCCAAAAAAGATTAGATAATCAGTCTCAGCGTTGAAATCTTTTATGATTTGTGACTTATCTTTACCTTTTTCGATGATGTCTATACCAGTCTCTCCTGCGACTTGAAACTGATACTCTGGAAACTTAGTAGATAGATCATAAGCAATGCGATTTCGTTCTTGCATTACTTTATCAAATTCTACATACTTTTTTCGTTCTTCTTTACTGGCATTTCTACCAATCGTAGAGAAGTTTACGAGACCCATACGAGTTTCAATATGATTACCTGTTTTGATTGGGAATTTGCTCGCCGAACATTTATCTCTGAGTTCAGCAAGAAGTTGTATTGGCATATGAATATTGTTCTGTCTAATGATACGATCACGCTCCCATACTTCGTTACCAGAACAGTTATACACTCTCTTAGCAGCAAAATATACAGGTATGCCAACCTGCTCTACTGTCTTCACTCTGTCTGAGCCTGTAACAAGATATACGTATTCTTGCTTACAAAAATTTACAAACCAATTGTGGAAGTCAAAGTCCATCACACTTCTGCTTGGCGTTAACGTTCCATCAACATCAAACACATAATGTACAGCCATAACTAATGATTCCTTTCGCCTTCAAAAACACATATAAAGTAAAGTTCTTCGTCATTTGGATTGGCTACACGATGATATTCACCATCTTGTACTGTAATTACATCACCAGCAGTTACCGCAAATTGATGTTCATCAATAAACATAAACCCATTACCACGAACAAATATATAGACTTCTTCTTGTCCTTTATGCTCGTGACCACGAGTCGATTGCCGAGGATGTAATAGTGTACTACTGACGATAGTACGCTTTAGAGTACGATTATCAATGAGTCTATATGTCTCATTATCTTTTATAATTTCACCACCAATTGAAAAATCTGTGCCAATTTTCATAGCGAACTCCATATTAATTTATTGTTAGTATACTCTATATAACAGCGATTGTAAAGCGTTTATATCGAAAAGTTGCGGTTGCTTCAGAATAATTTATATCTGACGCTCTTACATCAAGCTCAATTTCTGATATTGTTGTTGGAAATAAATCTTCAAATTTAATTTCAACATTTGAATTCTTCGTCGAATTTAAAATGGTTAATGTGGCGTCAGAATATATTCCAGAATTATCACCTTGTTGTCTTGTAACAAGATTCGAATGTTGTGTAAAGTTATCAGGAAATGTAATGCCTATAAGCCAGTTGTGTAGTTCAAGATAGTTAGACATATCTTCATTCACACGAAACGTAAGCGAAAAGTCACCATATTCTAACTTATCTGGGCTGAATGACAGATTCGAGAATGGCGTCTGTATAGTAGCAAATCCAGCAGTCAATGATGGTATTGATGCTGCTTGTATATAGTACTCTATGTTAGGCGCTCTCTGTAAAGCAAACCTAAACCCTATAGGTGAAAGAAAATTTTGAGCCATATTTTTTCCATTTTTTTTAATTTTTTTAAAAAAATAACTTGACGTTCAAGTTAAGAATCATTATATTATATTTATAACGAAACGAAAGGGAACGTTGAAATGACATTTACTCGTTACACCATTGATTACATTCTTGAAAAAGAAGATGGTAGCTACGAGAGAGTAGAAACTACTCGTGCCACTCTTAAAGGTATGGAAGACGTTCTTGAGAGTCTTCGTGACGACCCAACATGTGTCACCATTGGTGTTTCTGAAGAAACTTGGGAAGAATAAGGAGTTTAATATGTCTAAAGAAGTTTCTGTAAAAGAACTTTTCGAAAGTATCGCTTTTTATCCTTGTAAAGTTAAATTCGAAAAGTATTTCGTTTCCGGCTTACTCGAAGGTATAACCATCACTGAAAGGATGGGCTTCGTATCTTGGGAAGATGCTTGTGATTGGGCAGGTAAGGCTACTATGAACCCCGATTGTGAGTTCGTTATAACTGAAATGACTAACATGCAAACTGGTGAAAAGGAACGTTTCTAATGATTGAATATAATGGAGTTGATTACAATGACCGTCATGGAGGTCCTTTTGACCGTGGTGGTGCTGATTCATACTACGGCCGTGTACGTTCTCCTCATTTCTTTGTAGGAGATACCTACAACAGTGCTATGAAAGGCATTAGAGAAATGACTAATGCTGAAATTGATGCATATCATGCTGGATATGATTATAATGAAGAGATAGGAAATAAAAAAGAATGGTAAACAAAAAAAGGGAGAACCGAAGTTCTCCCTTTAATCTTTGGTAGGTTATCCCTACTCTTGCTATTACATGATGTTTGTAATGGCAACTCTACGATAGTAGACGTTTTGGTCGCCAGAAGCTGGTGACGTGGTGTCAATGGCACCTGTTCCGTTGCTTGTAGCGAATGGGTTCGCAACCATGCCGTAGCGGGTCTTGAAGCCGATTTTAGGCTGGAAGCTGTCCTCACCAACCGCACGAACCATCTGAAGAGGTACGTATGGGCAGTAGAAGATACCAGCGTCGAATGCGCTAGAACCCTTGTAGCCAACAACCATGTAGTTGCCTGCTGCATATGGGTCGATGTATACACGGATACGACCGTTAAGAACACCAGCAAATGTGTTGCCTGTGTCATCAACATTCAGGTTGTTGCTGTTGAGTGCTGGAGCATAGTCCAGAACGCCAGCCATCTGAAGAGCAGAAGCTACGTCAGAAGAACAAACGAGAATGTTACCCTTGCCACGACGAGTGTCTTTAGCAATTTGGTTGGCTTCACGCTCTACTTGGAACATGAGACCTTTGAACTTCTCAACTGACCAACGACCGTTTGCGTCTACGTCAAGGTCGAATGTACCCTGTGTAGCAACGCCTGTGTTAGCACCAGCTTTCGCTGTCAAATAGATTGTGCGAACAACTTCACGGTTGATTTCGGCGAGGATTTCGCTCGAAAGAATGTTGGCAAGCTCTGTCTCGGCGTCAAGACCATGAATTGCCTTCAGGTCCTGTGCGAGTTCAGTTGTGTACTCGGCTTTCAGAGCACGAGACTTGGCTGTTACAGTAACTTTGTCGATTGTGAAGCCCATTTGAGCATAAGCTGTATTGGCTTCCATGTTCGTTGTTGTTACACCACCACCAACTGTTTCGGAACCAGCGCCGAGACCGTTAGCATGTGTGCCTGTGCCAGAGAAGTCTGTGTCGGCTTCGCTATGAAGAGCTTCGCCTGTAACTGCTGTTGTGTTAGCATACTGTGACTTCATGGCGAAGATCAAGCCAGAAGGACCAGACATTGGCTGAACGCCACAAATGTCATAAGCCATCAGGTTTGGCATCGCACGACGAACGAGCGAGATGAGTACGGGATCGTATGTGTCAACGTTGCCAGCGCCTGCACCAATTGCGTTAACTGGTGTTTCAGCGAGCAGGCTGTTTGTTGACCAAGCACTGCCCTCACGCAGAGCTTTCTCTGTGTTCTCCAGTACAAGGGCAGTGACTGCCTTCTTGTGTGGATCTGTAATGGCTTGGAGTTCTGGGTGCTCCAGAATCGGCTGCCACTTAGCGTTTAATTCTTCATTTAGCATTTTAGAAGATTCTCCTTTAAACTAAGAAATTTTATTTATTTATATTATTTGATATTTCTAAAAGTCTTGCTGATTGATGCAGCATAGCGGGCAATCTGTGGATCGACATATTTCGTGCCGTCCTCATCTACATTGACCGGGTCTAGCTCATCAACTTCCTCAGCAACCTCTGTCTTGCCGAAATAGTTTTCCTTAACGATTACTACCTTACGACGATAATCCTCAAGGTCTGCATACTCTAGACCATCAGTGAGTGAACGTAGCTTTTCGGTCTGTGTATCGGCGAGACCCTCAGAGACCTCTTCAAAAACATCCGACTTCTTTGCTTCGTCAAGCTCTTTGGAAATCTCAATGTTAGCATCGATTTGCTCATTGAGTTTGCCTTCAAGCTCCTCGATCTTCTCTGCCATTTCGGCGACGAGATCGACTTGTTCGTCAGGAACATCAATCCGATGCTCTGCGAAAAGTTCCTTAAGACCAGTAATGAAAGACTCAGCAATGTCCGCACGAAGACCACGCTCGATTGCTAATTCATTCTCTTTCATCCACTGTTCTGTAACGTATTCAAGATAAGCATCAACCTTCTTTGTAAGGTCTTCTGTTGCTAATTCGACTTGCTCGTCGAGTTGTGAGTTAAACTCCTCTTCGAGGCGAGAAACTTCAGCTTGTACCTTCTCATTTACAACTGCTTCAAATATTACAGTTGCTTTCTCTTTAAACTCTTCCGAAAGGTCTTCCCCTTCGAAGATTTCGTCAACTGCTTCGCCCATAGACTTGTCGGCTTTCCTAGCAGGTGCTTTGGAAGTGGCAACAGTGTCAATAAGGTCGCCGCCTGTCTTTGTTGCGCCGTCAGATACCTTACCAGCGGCATCCTTGGCAGTTGCTTTGTCAGCCTTACGCTTCTTGGCAGTGACTGCGGTAGGTTCCATTACTTCGGAATCTTCCCCAGATGCCTTGAACTCGTCTAGCTGATCAAGTTCTTGCTCTGACATGTGTTGTCTCCTTCGAGTTATAGTCATTTAGTTTATTTATAAAAATAATTATTTTGAAATATTATTCAAAAACTTTGCGAATAGATTGAACTTTTGTTCTTCTAATTTGCGAGGTGAGAGTTTCTTTGTCTCTGTCACGATTTGTTCGACTGCCTGTTCACGTATCCAGTTACCTGAAGCAATATCATAAAACCATTCTGCGCCTTCCATAATGCCTCTAACGAAAGCATCTGGAGCAGATGGGTCGGCAACGATGTCACCAGCAGTAGCAAGCATAAAGTCGTTTTGAACTTCCATTATGCCTTCTTTGTTCTGCTTGAGTGAACCCATACCACGAGATGAAACTCCAAGTGTTGCACCCTCGTCCATGAGGTTCTTTACGACCTTACCCATTGGAGTGTCCATAATCTTTGCCTTACCGACAAAGTTAGCACCTTCTTGTTTGAGGTCAGTAATCATATGAGAAACACGGTCTAAGTTAATGGTTGGACCACTAGGATGACCGAGTTCGCCAAAAGCTCTTTTCTTTTGTACAAAATCTTTGTTATAACGTGCTACTTCGGTCGCTAATACCTGTGAAGGATACATGCGCCCGTTACGATTTTTGAGGTCACCTTGCATAAAGACGCCTTCGATAAAGTAGTTCTTAGACTTACCTTCTTCGGCTGCTTCAGTGACGTATTTGATATCTTCGTTTACTTCGCAGATTAACTTCATCTGACTTTCCTTATACGTTATATGCTACAGCGTTAGCCCAAATTGAAGCTGCTGCGCCTGTTGCATCTAATTCATCGGTGATTTCTTTCTCTATAAGCATTCTTTCACCAGGTCCAATTTTGATATTGTATCCTGTGCCGCTCACAATAATTTCTTCTAAAACGGATGATGTATTGTATACAGAAACAAGAACTGCACCAGAAATAGTAGAAGCGGTAGCATTAATATCAACAGCGGTAGAACGTGCTTTAATTATCATTTCAATCTCTCCTTACATTGCTTGTTTAGCAAAAGCAAGGATCTCACCAAAAGACTTCTTATCAGCCTCTAGTTTCTCCTGCATCTTTTTGCGATTTGAAGAGTTTAAGTTCTTATAAAGATTGTCAAGTGCTTGAACATCTTCTTTTGCAAGTTTGACAGACGAACCATCTTTGAGTTTCATAGCACCTACTTTGAATGCTTCGTCAATCTGAACTTCTTCACCAACAATTCTTGGTACTTTTAAAATATCTGGATGAGTTTTCAGTGCTTCTCTAGCATCTTTCACATCACGCTTGGAAACATAAAGAATTCCCTTGTAAAAACGACCCTCAATGTCATAATCGTAATCTTTTAAAGCATTCAATACTACTTTTTCGTAGCCTTCCTGAATCTGAAACTCTTCTTTTCTTTCGCCATACTGAGCCTTCCACTTATCAAAAGCCAATTTACCACCTTTAGCTCTATATTCCTGATGTTTATCTGCCGCAGTATCTGGAATACTTTTTTCACCATG